AGGTCGCCAGTCATGGCTGTTGTGGCAAGGCCTGAGCCTATAGCGCCTGCTAGGGCGCTGTTAGCGCCTATTGCAGCCAAGGTGCTTCCTAACGCACCTGTGCCTAAAGCGCCAGCAGCGGCTGTAAACGCGCCGGGAGCGGCCATGCTTGCCAGCATAGGGATAAGGAAGGCAAACGCCTCTGGCTGACCTGTGACAGGGTTTGTAGTTAAACCGCCGGGGGTGAGTGATGCGATGCCCTGCACCTCTGCTGGATTCATGTGAACCAACATACTGTCGCCGTAGCGACCATACTGGGCCATCTGTTCTGCTTGTGGCTGTAATGGCGCTTGCTGTAGCTGTCCTCTTACATAGTTCATTAACTTGTCTCCACCCCGAATAGGTTAAAACTTACATTGGCGGCGCTGGAATAAACCTTGACCACATCTGTTTGAGAGAGGCAAATGCCTATTACAACCGTCCTCGTGGTGGTTGCTGCAAGATCCTCGTCGTAAAAAATAAACTGCTTGTCATCGGCTGTTGCACCGCCAACGTGGACACTGACTCTGAACGTGATGCCAGAACCGCCACGGTTGCATATAACCAATGAGCTAACAGTTGTTTGTGTTAGGTCGGGCGCTGTGTACAAAGTCGTTGTTGTAGTCGCGCTGACATCAACCTGACCAAGTACCTTGATAACGTCTGTCACGATGCACCCATAAGCAGGAACTGGAACCTACGCATAGCTAAAGATCCAGACTTGTCGCCTTGGGTCTTTGCTAGGTTTACATCGTTTTCTATCTGATCCATTGCTTGTTCTATGGTTCTGCGAGTAATCGCCTCGTTGTTAACATCATACTCTGGCGTTGGAACAGGTAGTGGGTTTTGTCTTGTTGCCATTAGCGCCTACCGTCCTGTCGCATATCAAACCTAAGATCACCAAGCCTCCAGCCAAAACCAGACCCGCTGCTTTCAATGCGAACAATTGCATGTCTTGCTCTTGTGCGTATGTGTGACTGCTGAGTTGACGATGTAACTGTAGCTGTTGCTTGGGTTGTGGGCGTTTCTAGCGGGAAGTTGCTGCCTTTGATTGTGAAATCAACAGACGCATCTGATGTAGCTCCACGGAAGCTAAAGTCAGGGATTATCCTGCTAATCATCATAAACCGCTCACCTTCACCTATCTCCAGATCACCTGACTCAACAAACGCCGTCATTGCCTGACCGTCATCATCAAAACCAGTTTCATGGTTGTATAGGTAGTTTGCGTCGGTGACCCCAGTGTTTACGCTGGATGCAATAGGGTTGGAGTTCTTGGAATAACCAATCCAAGCGCCACGATCCAAAGTGCCTACAGCCCAAAGATTTTCAGCGTAGTTGTACGACACATAGTTGGTGATTTCAGTGTCATCGGTGCCTACAGGATAGAACCAGATCACCTCAGAAAAATCATTATTTTCTGCCGCAAAGACCTTGAACGCCTGACCTTTGTTCAGGTTGGTAAAAACGTGTTCTTTAACGCTGCATGGCAAAGGCTGCACTGAGCCGTTGTAAACATAGAACCCACCAGAATCCATGAAGTACACAGAGCCTCTGGCGTTAACCGCCGCGTTTGGTGAGATCATAGAGATGTCTGTGCTTAGCGTTGAAAACTGGAAGGTAAACGGAGCGCCAGTAAACCGCATTGAGTGCAAACTTACATCTGTAAAAACAAGTATCTCTTGCCTTGTCTGTACGGCACCAATGATCTCTGATCCAGAGTTTATCCTTACACCACCAGCGGTATTTGTCGCTGTTGGCGTCCAATCTGCTGCGTTCTCTTGATCAGAGAACCTAACTAATAACGGGTCAATAGTTGATGAGCCAATTGGATTAGAGCCAAAAGCAACAACATGTTGATCTATGTCAGATACAAGAACCTGCAAAGCAACAGTTGGTGTGTTTGATGCCCCTGCAAGAGAGCCGATCTCTATGGCTCTAGTGCCTGTGCCAGAGCTTTCGTCCCAGTAATAAATACCGCCGCCTCTAGCATTGAACACCAAGTCCTCACCAAAGTTGTCTTGGCTGAACAATCGCAACTGCCCAGCCGCAGATATACTGCTAGAACTGCCCCAAGCGCCAGAACTCCAAGTGCCTGCGCCGAACCCGGTGCCTTGAACGAAAGTGTTCAAGCCCGTGTTTATCTGATAAGTCGCAACAGTAGAACTACCGCCGTTACCTGTATCGCTAGAGTTTGCGATTACCTCGGTTCCGTTTGTGTCCTTAGCCGTAATCGTAAAGGTGTTGGTCGTTGGCACAGAAGTAATCTGATACTCCTGATTTAAGACAGCGGCTGTGACTAGCCCACCAAGAGAAGCTGCGCTACTAAAAGTAACAAAGTCATTAACAACCGCGCCATGACCATTCTCTGTAACTGTGATTGTTGAAGAGCCGTCTGTTGCTGCAAATGTAGCATCACCCGCGCCAGAGGTAAGCCTTATTGGGGTTACGTCGTTGTACCCAGCACCTTCAGCTACATAGAATTTTAGATTAGTGCCTACGCCTAAATAATTTATGGACTCCAAAGATGACCAATTGTGTAAAGACCGACAGACACCAAGGAAGCTTTGATCTGTGTACTTCTCCCAACCCCCTATCTTTTCAACTCTGCCTTGGCGAAAACGTATCTTGTCAGCATCAAACCATCCTGCGTCAGCAGAATACTCTGTGCCTTCTTTGTTTACGCCGGGGGCAAACTTGATTTTACTGAGAGCCATGTTTAACGCGGCCCTCTCTGCTTACGTCTGCGTTTTTTCCTGCTAGACCTCTGATCAGGCTGAGGAACTTTCTTCTTGCCTTTCTTAGGCTTAGTGACCTTTTGAGTTCTCGGCTTTACTGGAAGCAATGCTGACAAATCAGGAGCTACAAAAGGTTTAGGCGTTGCTGCCGCCCTTGCTTCCGCAGGAGTAACCATTGGTGGCGGTGGAGGCGGTTGGTTAGCTAAAGCGACTAACGCATCATAATCAACCTCAGACATTACTGGTGGCGCTGACGGCAGTGCTGGCATTGGTGCTGGCATTGGTGCTGGCATTGGTGCTGGCATTGGTATATTTGCTGGCTCCCCTCTTCCGCCACCAAGCAATGCGTCTATACCAACGGGTACGGCTGGCGTTGGTTGAGGCTGGGTCATCAAAGAGCCACTACCTCTAGCCCCACCCAAAAGCTTGCCAATGACATAAGGCGTGGGCGCTGGTCTTCCACCAGTTGGAACAGTCGCTGCTGCTAGGTCTTCATACCCTACATCACCGGGGGCAACTGCGTTAGCGAATATACCGCCCATACCACGCAACCTTTCGCCAAGGCCAACTTCAGGTTCAAGAGGGAGAGTAACCGGAGCCGGAGGAGGTGGCGGTGGAGGCGGTAGAGGCGGCCTCATAACGTCCTGCCTAGATGGCGCTACTGGTGGCCTCTCAATTAACGGCGGCTCTGGTAAAGGAGCAGGTACTGATGCCGCAACAGGAATGCTTGGCAAGAAGGTTCCGCTCTCTAGATCAAAAGATCCGGGCATTAAAGGTGAAGCAGCAAGGCCATCTCTAGGGCCGAAAGTACCAATCTGCATCGGAGGCATAACATCGGGAACAGGCGACATAGCAGGTATTGCTGGTTCTGGCTCAGGCGTTGTTTCTTGGGGAGGATTAAAGAAACCACTCAACTGCTCTTTTGCAGCAGCAGCCTCTGCTTGAGCTTCAGCAAGAGCTAAAGAAGAAGCCTCCGCCTCGGCTCGCGCTTGTTCTAAAGCTGCATTATTTTGAGCAACAATTTGATCTGTTCTGTTTGAAGTATCAAACGCATTCAAAAGGTCTTCGTAAAGCTTGGTGCCATAAGATTCTGGCCCTTGGGCCATGACATCAGCCCTTAACTGCTCTAATGCTGGGTCATCATAAGGGGTTCTTGCGGCTTCAGCTTCAGCGGCGGCTTGCTCTGCCGCAATACGATCAGCTTCAGCTTGCTCTGCCGCTATTCTGTCCGCTTCGGATTGTGCAAAAGCCTGAGCAGCAGCTTGCTCTTCAGCAATCCTTCCTTGCGTAAATATGTTTGCGGCTTCTGTTGGATCAAATGTTTGAAACGCCTGACCAGTAAAAGGATTTGTTCCCGGCATCGGCGGGGCTTCAGGGCTAGAGCCTCCAAGGCCAAACGATGTCCCAAACTGGGGCATGGATGTTGGGTTAGCTTTTCCCGGCGTTAACGTCGCCACCGCTTGCTGAGGGGTCAATGTTGCGCTTGGTTGGGGAGCGCCCATGGGATTAGCGCCACCAAGCAAGGCTGCTATACCAGAAGGAACCCCATAGTTAGGGTTTCTAGAGAGCGTCGGCTGACCCTGCATTTGCCCGTATCCCACAGGGACAGGAGCCTGAGTAAAAGACCCGCTAAGTGTAGGAGAGGGT